AACCTTCGTCGAAAGTGCGTCAAGCTGTTTATCGTCAGCCATATTCACTACTCCATTGTTATTGTCCAAGGTGCCACCATCGTTACCCGAAAGGATATCCATGATTGCGCTTTTAAGACGGTGGATCATTGGCGCTTTGTCCAATTTCTCAACCGCTCGGACTGCCATATCAGCAGCCCACTCAAGATCACTATTAGCATCTTCAATGAAACTATTAATGACCTCAATTTCGTTTCCCGCCGAATTTACAAACATACCCACACCCTGTTCAGGTGTTGCAGCACCGTCTTCATTCATCAGGATTGCGTCGTGATCAAACACGATGTCAGTTGCTACAAATTTTGCATCGCTACCATCTGGTGCGGTGTCAAGATTAGCAAGCAACCCTGTGCTGGTGTGAATTGGTTGACCGTTGTTGATCGCAAGCATCAAACCGCGTCCAGCTTCAGTACGGTTAGCAACTTCAACATCAATGACTTTATCAAGAAGCACACGCCCACCATCTTGGCGAACATTCTCATTCCAAGCACCAACCCAATTAGCATTGATGCCTTCAGGGTCACGCGCTGAAACAAACATCTTGTTAACCATCGGATGACCTAGCGGCGCTGGTGCGCGTTGCAAGCTATTAAATGATTTTGCAATTTCCTCAGCCGGATAAAGTATTTCATTCATAATAATACCATCAGGCATTGTCGCACTTGAAACTATAACGACCTTGCGACCGTTGCGCATTTCTTCACGCGGTTTACTGACTGCATTACTGCGAATGTTTATCCGTGCTTGTCTAGGCATTGGTGTCCTCAACTACAGTAAGCGGGGGCATATTAATTTCAGCCCGAATTTCATCAATTAGGAATGCTGGTTCACTATCACCTAGCGGGCTTTCTGATGATTTGTTTATTTCAGCCATACCTTTAGCGCGGTTCATTTTTTCAGACGGTGAAGAATCTAAAAGGCTTTCCCATTGGATTGTCCAATCGTGTTCTTTGATAATACTGTATTTTTCGAGTTTGTTCAACAACTCGCGAAGCATGGGGTGTATGACACGCTCACGGCGGGCCATACAGGTACGGTTAAAGTCTATCTGATCTTCAGTGCTGGCACGTTCGCCGGTTTGATTACCAATCAAAACCCGTACAGGTATCGAGACGGACGCAGCAAACATATTCGCAGCGATCATAAAAAATTCATTCGGTTGCGGTAAAGTTACACCAAGCGTTTCAGCTTTAATGCCCTGCAACATTAAAAGTTTGTCAAAACCTTTTTGATAGTCTTCAACGCGCTCACTCATTGCTTCTTTGATCATGTCCGGCGCTACACCAAGTGAAGCAGCCATAACAACGGGATCAAAAGTTTCATCGGCTGTTAAGATTGGTGCGGACTTTGCATTTTTCCAAAACCCTTCACCACCAGCACCAACAATTTTTTCAAGATCAATAAGACTGTTAACACCAGCTTGCAACTCGGACTGCGCGAAAACTGAACCATCAGCGGACCACAACAACAAGCGATCAGGATGCACTTTAAGTTGTCTGTTCTGTTGTCCGTTTGAAGACGTGCCAATATTATCAACTGAACTTTCGTTAAACTCAAACATCAGCGGCTTGCCGTAATTTTCCGCGTTTTGGTCTTGTTCCCAATTCGAAACTTTAAGTTGACCAGCCCACGCAGGAATGATTTCAACAAGACCATCAAGCCCACCTGGAACAGAATCAACAGGTTGATCAAATGACTTACTGTCAGCAAATCTCAAAATTGCGCCAGCGTATCCACCAATAAAGGCGCGCTTATCTGTTTCAATTAATGATTGCCAGCCGCGTATGTCATCTAAGCGTTGCCGAATGTCTGATTCTTCATCGCTTTCGGTAGGTTCTTTAGTTTCCCAAAGTTCGGGCAACATTTGCCAAGTACGAAGGCTCAAACGATCAGCAGCAGCAGCGGCTAAACCGTTACGCATGTACGTGTGGTGCAACAGTTCAAAAGTAACTGTTGTGGGCCAACCATAATCAGCCGCGTGATTGTGTTTGGTGTTCTCACCAAAGTATCCAGGGAACACATTTCCAAGGCGACGAACAGCAGCATTTAAAATTGTGTTCAACGTTTTACTACCACATACGAACCGAGGCGGACTTTGCCAATATTGGATAATACGCGATTACCACGGAATCCGCAAGATTTGGTGAACGTGTGCCTTTAGGCGTCTTATTTACTACCAGTTTCATCGCACCGCTCGATCTGGTTGCTGTGGCTTGGGATAGCTCTTTCTGTAATTGTCGCAACTTCGGTAAACCAGAAGGTAGACTAATGATTTCATCAGGTGAGAATTTCAAGCCTTCATTCACAGCCCTAAATGTACGTTCAAATCTTCGGCGCAATTCCCACCATGCTTGAGCCTTTAAATTTGAATACATATCTTTATTCAGCGGTGTTTCTTTGTCGCCAGGGTCAACGTGATCATCAGGGTTTTGAACACTGGCACCAGCCGACCAAGGGGTAAAGGTTAAACCCTTCGTTAGCAGCCCTTCATTCTTGAGCCTGTTCGCTTCAGACTTCACACCGGCACCAACACCGATTGAATCATATTGTATTTCTACAGGTCCAACACCCTCACACATGACCACCGCGCGCCGTGCTGTTTGTCCTGTGTCACCTTCACCCCAATCATCAAGGTTGAGCATCACGGCACCTTTACGCAATGTCAGTGCGTTTTTATCACCACCTTCATCGGCAACATCTAAACCGGCAACGCACACACCTTCAGCTTCAAATCCAAGGTTGATATGTGCATCAATTGCAGCACTCACCCAATCGGCTGGAATTATAACACCATCAACAGCAGCGGAATAATTGCGGTCAACTTCTTGCGCGAAAATATGCGATAGACCATCAGCTTCAGCTTTTGCTTTTCGCGCATCATACCATACTTGATCTTTCATCGGATGATCGCGCCAATCCATGATGAAAATATTTGTTTTATCTTTTATGGCTGGACCATCCATCCATTCTTCACCGGCTTCACGCTTACGGTGAAAAACATTACCCAAACCGTTTACACTTGAAATATCAATTTGAACACGCGTGTTATCGGACAAAGAAGCTTCAATTTTTTCAGGTCTTTCGTAGTGCGCGCTTTCATCTTTAAAATAAATCAGTTTCCGACCACCGCGCCCGATATTGTCACCGGCTTCACCTGTGATGGTCGATCCTGTATCGGGATTTACAATACGCATGTAAGCCATGTGATCACGTTCACTGAATCCAACCGGCCAAAATTCGCGCGGCAATCGACGAATCAGAATACGCATCTTTTCAAAGATGGAATCAGGATCGCCAATTTTATCAACTAACTGTTCCTTGCGTGAACCCCAACCAACAGCCGCACCTGGATAAAATCGCCAGAGCCAAACACTAAAAGCACAACTAACCCACGTTGCGCCCATGTCCCGGCATTTTTCAATTAGTCCAGATTCTTCACCGGCCAAACATGCCTGAAGCATTTGGACTAATTCAGCTTGCCGCTGGAACAATACGAACGGCATATAGGACGGGGTATCCCGTCCAGCGTTGCGCGGGTCATATGTATCTAACCAGTGATTTATAAATTCAACTGGATGCGTCCGGTAAAATTCAAAAGCACCTTGCCACATATCCGGTATAGCCCGCATCAGGGTCAATTGGTTTTGACGCCAAGCCCACACAGTCATGTAATTTGGGGGCCATTGCTCGGTTTTTAGCGTGTGCGGTGGTGTGGGGGTAATATAATTCATTTAATTTAAAAAAGGCGGTTCAAACTTTAAACCGCATCAGGATCAACCAACATTGCAGCGTATGATTCAGCGGCTTGTTGTTTTGTCATTTCACTGGTGATGGATCGCACGTCCGCCGATACCCGCGCATCTAGTTCAATCTTGTCAGTCAACAGTTTGTGCATCTTACCAAGGTTGTTCATTGCGCCGGTTTTCGCCAGCTTAAACTTGAACCCGCCGTAGCGATCCACTTCAAATGATTCGATTGCTTCAACAGCTTCATCAGACCATTCATCCATTGGTAAAACTGTTTTTGTTTCCAGGTTGAAAAACTCTCTGATATCGACACGGGCGCGGCGCGTTTCGCGCTCTTGCCATTCGCGGGATTCCATAACAGCGCGTGACGCGCCTTCTTCTAGTATCTCAGCAACGCGGGTTTTTATGACTTCATCACGCGCCAAATCATAAGCAGCAGCCTGATAACCGGCCAAACGTGATGCAAGCAGGATTGATTTACCCGTTGCAATAGCTTGGGCAAAACGTTCATATTTTGGTTCTGGTAATACGGTCATAATGATTGATCATATCAATTAACTGTTAATATTTCAATGCGGACAAAAAAACAGGCTGCACCATCGTTAAACAGTGCAGCCTGTAAAGTTTTCACAGGGGATTCTATATTGTTTTAAGTCAGCAGATCAAACGAGTGTTTGACCAGGGACGGGGCGCG